CATTCGATACCTATCGGGAAAGTTGGCAAGATAACCCAGAGTGCGACACTGAAGATGATCAGTTTGAAATAGCCAACTTATGGGATAGGGGCGACAATTGGGACGATTGCTGTTTAGAAGATGGCGCAGAAAATGAGGAGGCGGTGATTCATCCGCTAATGTCCTTGAGCTATTTGAATCCTTGTTACCAAGGCGACTATAGAAAAGATGGCTACGATGAAGACGGCAATCTAAAAGCATGGGGTGCGTATGATTGCTATGGTGGCGTGAGAACGCATGACGATTACTGGGACTGTAATTGTGACAACGGATTTAATTACATCCACAAAAAATCAGAGTCATTAGTGTGCGCTGTATGTGAATCTGAAGAGGACGATAGTTCAGACAGCAGAGTCAATGAAGTTGCTGAAAAGTTTGGGTGGGACAAAGAGGAGGTGACGCAATGAAACAGCTACACGACGGAAACATAAGCGACTTTATCCATGAGCTAGAAGACTTAGTTCACAAATATGTAGGCGAACATGGTCAAGTGATGTGGTCTACCGAGGATGGTTGGACAGAGTTTGAAGTGTCAATGCCACGTTTAGAAGAGGAGGACGAATAATGGAAATTAAAATAATGGGCTATGAGTTGTTTGAGGCTATATCTTTATACACCAAAGCTAAATATGGTGCTGAACTGGTGGTAGATTTAGATTGTCATTGTGTGGTTGAAATCAACGAATGGAAACCAAACTACCTTAAGGATGCCAACGACAAATACGGATATCTTAGGGACGAAAAGGGTCATGCGGTGGTAGACCCAAAGAAAAAACAATTCGTCGATCACCGCTTACCGTTTGGTGAAATGGACGAAATATCTTTCCATACTGCGGAGGTGAAGTAATGGTTTATATACGTTGGGTTGTGAAACGCGGTAATAAGGAACTTGAGGAAGTCTATGAGGATTCGAAGTTAGCGGTTGAGCGTTACGATGAGTTGTTGGCTCTTGAGGTATACTCTTTAACATTGCATCAACCGCATAAGGAGGATTGAAACTGTGAAACCAAGTGAAAAGATAAAAACTTTAGGGTTTAAAAGTATGGGCGAGGCGGCAGAGTTATCGGGTGAAAATCCAATGAACTTTATTAGGTGGTCTGAAACTTACCCCAGACGCTTCGAGTTGATACTGAAGGGACTCGTGTTTGAGCGTATGAATGAGCAGATTAATGCTGCTTTTGATGAGATAGAAAAGGGGGAGTGATCCCCCTTAGTTTTAACTGTTAGTTGGCCTCCGATACCTCCGTTTTTAACCTCCGCAAGTACCACTCAGCCTTTCCTAGATCCTCCACTGCTTTACCTTTGTAATCGTAGCGCCACAAGTACTTGAGCGCATTACCTTTGCAGTAGCCTTTAAATGCCTCTGTAGTCATGCTCTCCTTTATTGCTTCGATACACTCTACCTTTCCGAACTTGTAGTGATCAGGGGCGTTTACAGGGTCTGCTGTGAACTTTGGCGCTGTGTTGTCTAATACGACACTGGTCTCTATCGCAGGGAAATCCTTTCGTATTTTGTCCCAATCCGCAGGGGTAGCGGCATTAATCCCATACTTGGGAATCATTGTGGAAACGCCAATAAATCATCAACGCCCACCACTTTATCAATAGTGCAAAGCGCATCCGCTAGGATAGCGACCGTGATTACACTGGGTGTGCCTTTCATTGACAGCATCCGCGATATTGTGGGCTGAGTGACGCCTGTTTTACGTGACAAGTCGCTCTGATTATAATTTTTTACAGCCATGAACCTGTGTAAATTCCTGCTCAAATTGTGGCGGTATAGAAATGCGAATTTCATATTGATTCTCCTTGGTCTAGGGATGCATAGAGTTTGATAGCGTGGGCGGCTATCGTTCGGTCTAATTTGTGTTCAGCTAATCGCAGTAATCGACGTTTGACAGCTACGTCATACCGAGCGCGGTCAGTTGCCGCGACTAAATCTTTTAGCGTTGGTTCATTTTTGTACTCGTTAAGTTTCTCCATTCTTAGCTTTCCTTTTTCTCTTGGGCTTTGTTTTATGAGTCGTGTGATGTCGCGCTTTGTATCGGTCACCATCCTCAAGTTGTGAGAAGTAATTACTGTTCGTCACAGTGCCTTCTGACTCGATTTTTCTCACCGTTGTGAGTTGCAGAAGCTCTCTACTTGTCAGGATCATTTATAGCCCCTCTAAAAGCGGCTAACTCTTCCCACTCTCCGGGGTAAATACCGGATATTAGGAACTCTCGTTCATCCACAGTCACATCAGGCATCGCGTCCTGTATGAGCATTCCACGTTGCCAAAGAGCGTACTCAATGACATCGCAGTCAACCGTCATAGTGTTGGCTAGGCCACTCAATGGTGAAGTCTTGGTTAGTGTTATCATCGGCTTGGACTCCAAAGTAATACTTTGCCATTCTCATAATCCCAATCTTCATGGCGTAGAATACGAGCCAAACGCGCTTGTGTTATCGCGTCTTCTCTCGACAATCCAGACTTGATAAATTGCGCCTCTACTAACGACCATTCGGGTCGGTTACCTAGTATCTTTGCCGCAGTCACAGCGCCAACCTTCGGACAGCCTGAATAGCCGTCCGTAGCGTCACCACAGAGACTTTGCGACAAGAAATTAAGGTCAGCATCAGCTAAAGAAACATCCAGTAAGACACCATCGTTTGGCCTGAACAGCTTGCAGGGAATAGTCTTCATGTCTTTATCATCAGACACTATGCAAGTGTTCAGCTTTGGGTTACTGCCAAGTATTCCCATGACATCATCAGCTTCTAATGTCTCTTGGGTGTGGCTAGGCCAAGTGTCTCTACACCACTCGACCATTGCTTTATAACCGACAGGCTTTCGTGACTTTTTGCGATTGCTTTTGTAAGTGGGTGATACTGTTTTGCGGAAATTGATACTGTCACTAATACACATCAGAACTTCACTTGTACCAAGTCTCTCGTGGAAACCATTTATTTGGTCAGTAAAGATTTTCTTTGCTACTTTAAGATCAGTGGATAATGACCAAACATCATCGCCCCAATCATGCTCATCCTCTGCGATGATACTTGCTCTAAACAGAAAGAGGTCAGCATCAATTAAGAGGGTCGGTGTCTTCCCCTGCAAATTCGTTAAGTACTTCATCAAGTGAATCCTTATAGTCCATACCCAGTGGTGTGATCTGGTAGTAGTCAGCGAAGGTTTCTTCGTCAACTTGGTTTGAGATAAAACCTAAGCTGCAACAGGTAGCCACATACAGCGCGGCTTCTCTGGCAAAGTTAGATTTGAGTTTGAAAGGCTTGCGCCATGCTTTATCAAGCACCACGTAAAAACCGACAATATGTTCGACGGAATAGCCATCGATGTCAGTGGGTGTCTGCCCATGTTTTTCCGGTGTTGAATTCTGCTTCGATTGGGATGCTGAATTGGAACGCTTCCCCAGTTTCTTGCGCCATGATTCTAGTGAGATTACCGACATGTTCTGCTACCTCTTGGTTTTCACAAGCGATCTGCACTTCATCGTGGATGAAACCGACAATGTAAGCATTTAGACCTCTTGCGGTGATTTCTTGATCTATCAAGTAGACCCATTTTTTGGCAATTACAGCGCCTGCATTTTGTAAAATCTGACTGAGACAGCGATGCTCACTCCTGACATACAATTTTCGACGGTCAATGCCACGGATAAAGCCACGGTCTTTGAACGCAGTAGTGAGTTCTTTTTTTAGCTGTTTAAACGCAGGGACATTCTTTTCAAAGTCAGCCTTTAGCCTCTTACCGTCTTTGGCAGTGCCTCCAACTATCCGACCAATCAGGCCATCACCTCCTCCGAAAATTGTGGAGTAGATAAATTCTTTCGATTGATCTCTCGTGTCCAAGCCTGCCGCTTTCATGTTGTGAGTGTGTATATCACCTTCCATGATTAGCTTGGCGTACTCACCATCATCATCGAGTAGGTGCGCGAGACAGCGAAGCTCGATACCCGATAAATCTGAGCCGCAGAGTACCCAACCTTTAGGCACAGTGAATAACTCACGGCATTGTTTGCCGTACAGGGATCGAATGGATGGTACTTGGCCTAAATTTGGAGATCGGTGGGCGCATCGATGGCTCACAGTGCCGTTTGATACAATGTTGTGGCGTAGCTTCCCATCAGGGTCAACGAGCTTCATCCATGCCGCCTTACCTTCGGAAAGCATCGCAATACGTTTCTGCACCAAAAAGAACTCAGCTAAATGTTTAGCCTCTGGGTAAGGTAAATCGATCAAGACATTCTCATCGACCTTAGCATCACCACTGGGTGTATAGTCCTTGGGCTTCCACTTGTACTTATCTTTGAGACACTTAGCTATATGCTTTCGACTGTTAGGGTTGAAGTGGACTACCTTAACTTTGTCGATAGTCTCACCCTTCACATAACCTCTAGCCTCATTATTTACTTTGGGGGTGAATGGTGTGCGTATCTCCCAAGGTTCAAATAGAGTTTCTAAGGCATTCTCAAGTTCAAGCCTCTTTTGACTTAAGGTGGCATAAAAATCGCCTGCCTTTTCTTCGTCAAACGTCCAACCATTGTTACCAATTCGCTCACAGACTTCCGCACACTGATGTTCTAAATCAATACAGGCTTGCGGAAAGTCTTTGTCTTGGTTCAATAGCTTTAGAAGCTCAAAAGTGACCTCTACATCCTGCTCACAGTAATGGAGCATATCTTGATTGAAAGCCGACCAACCGCCATCATAATCGCCTTTATGGTTGCCTAATCGCAATCCCCAAGCCTTCAGAGAGTGAGAGCCAAACAGTCTTCTAGGAAAATCTTTTGGCAGTGCTAACGATGTTGAATCTTCTGTGATCAAATCCGCTTTTATTAGCCTAGACAGCACCAATGTATCAGTGACTTTACCTTTGGGCTTCCAGTTGGGGTACACCTTCTGAATCGCAGGAATGTCGAAACCTATGATGTTATGGCCTACAATTTCATCGGCATTCGCTAGTATCTCAAGTGCATCCTCAATGCTTTCCGGTGAATAGCTTTTTATGGATTGGACTCGACGATCATTTTGGTGTGAATCTTTAATAGCTATGCAGTGGATAGTCGTGAGTTCTTTGAGTAGGCCGTTACTTTCAAGATCGAAAATTGCTTGTTTCATATCCCCAACTCCTCTTGTTTTGGAGTTGATACAGTCGTTACACCGCCAGTTCTAAAGAAGCCTTTGTGCTTTGGATATGACGCATGGAAAAGTCTTGCGTAATAGGCAGTGTGGGCATTCGGTATCCTGAAAAAACTATCAACTTCAGTCTCAGCATCTGTATGCCATCGGATTCTTTCAATGATTGCTCTAGCTGAGTAATGCGACCGACCAGACCGGACAGCTACTAAAGTGAAGTGTTTGAACAATTCCCAAACATGGGGATTCTTTTTGTGAAACTTTATGAAGTCTTTTTCAAGACGAGTTTGTGCTATAGGCATAGTGCCTCTCCTTAGTTATTCGAGATTTAGTTGGTTAGAATCTGGAGTCGGCTTCGATTAGCCG